CTGCGGCGTGTCCCTGGCTAGCACGTTCCATCGGGAACCATGGCTACCCCAGCGTATGGCACATCACCGTCTGATAAGTTCCCCAGTGGGACTAAGCTGAAATCGAAAAAGACGCCCAAGGGCGCAAAGGCCTCAGTGGCCGCTCCGATCGGGAAACGCAAGGTTGTTGTGCTGCCACAGCACGTCACCGTGCCCGTTAATGATCGGCAGTTATCGACGTTCTGTCAACAGTATCACATCCCCTTCGTCGTCACCAACGACCAGTGGCTTGTGAACTGTCATCGCCTCTCTGCCGCTTTGCGGTCCGCCGCTATGTTCAAGTGTGCTGTTGTGGCTTCGAATTTTATCAACCGTAAACCCGATCTTCGTATTGATCCAGGAATTATTAATATGTTTCCGCGAGCAAACGAAGTCGATCTTTATCGTAAAATGATGAAAATTCAGCCTTACAACATGGCTGGCAAAAAGATTCCTCTTCAGGATCTCACCGTAAATGGTTTTCGAGATTCGCTAAGAGGGACTGATTTTGTCCGCCAGAGAGAGATTTTTGACACGTCTTTGTTTGATTCCGATCTGTTTCTTATGTTCGACGCACATTACTATATTCCGCCAGAAAATTTAGTGAATATGTTCGCGTTGCATCCTAATATAACTGAAGGGATCCACATTATAATTGGTGGGAGACGTTTTGCCAGGGATGGTTTAAACGTTATCCTCGAGCGCTTTAAGCGTGCCAAGATGAAAGAGAAAGAAGGTGTTGTCCCTCAGTGGACAACAGTTCGCGAACCTGTCTTGAATGCCAGGGGCGAGCCCGTGATGCGTATTAATGAAGATGGTGAAGAAGAACCCAAGACCCGGGAGGTCAGCAAAATCGCTAAGGTGGAAATAACATTCCCCGCTGTCGAGGCTGTTGACTGTATCGAGGGCGTTGGTAGTACCCTGAACGGCATTGTTCATTTCCGCGCAAGCACAAATGGTGACTCGTCTTATAGCCATCCGGCTGGCGATTGGTTGTTCACTCATTCTGTCAGACACGTATTCATCGAAGAAGATGTTTACAGATTGTCATTTCACCATGAGGGAACCGTCGGTCATTACGAAATTGTCTCAGTTGCATTGCAATTGTTGGACAATGATCCTAATACTGACGATGTGCCCATTGTTCAACATCATAGCATCGGTGGTGGCCAAAGGCCCCCTGGGCATTTTGTTTACAAAGGCCTGATCCCTGACATTTATTCCGTCCTTTATTCCAAGTGCATCGGCATTGATTATAACTCCGCCAATTCAATAGACCAGTTACGACAGACGGGAGTGCGTCTGATGGTAACAGGGTTGGGTGACCACTATGAAAACCTGTCGGACTTTCATTTGTTGTTCACCAAGGCGGCGCACGAAACGGTTCAATATGCGTTAACTGCGTCGCGTCCTGAAATGCCTTTGATTTTGCCCGCCGCTATGGACAGTAGACAAGCCGTTTTTAATCGGCGCGTCACTTTGGTCCGCGGCGAAGGCATTCCGACGCCCATGGCCGAGGCGATCGCCCTTGTTGAAGAGAAGCAAAGTATCATCAATTTGGCGGTCCGCTTTGTCGGCTGGGCCGGTAAATGGATTTCTCACGTTTGGGACAAAATTGTCGCCTGGTGGCGCGGTGGGGGCAACGAGAGCCCCCTGAACATGTTCGGCCACGTTTCTAGTTTGCTGAATTATATCCCCGGCTACGCAAAATGGGCAAAGCAAACTCGCAAGACACTTGCGAATCTTGCCTGGTTTCGCAGCGCGATGGTCCGACTTAATGACTTCTTTGGACATCATCCGAAGATCGCCGTTGTCGTTGACAAATTAATCATGCTGATCCTTCTGCTCCCAAATTCTATTGGTGAGGAAGCGATGAAGCGCGTGGGCCCCGTTTGGGTCGGTAGCATTTTTGGTGCTATCGAATATCTTCTTCTCGATTTGACCCGATACGGTCTTCCGCAGTGGAGCAATTCATGGCGACATTTGGGAGTTTTTGTTTTCCGTGTCGCCGTCCACACCTTGTTGCGTTGGATGCCTTTCTGGCCCGCTGTTCTCGTGCACACTCTTTATAATCTTTACGCCACCAGAACAGACTCTGTCACTGCGTTGTTGCGGCTTTACGTCGAGACGGAACTGATGTACCGTGACGTCGAAGACCTCACCAGTGTGCCGATGTCGGCGCCTCGAGACATGTCCGAGGAGAGCCAGTTTTATGTTAAAGAGCTTGGTCAGAAGGTGCCTGTCAAGGACGTTCTCAGATTTTTAAGTGACCCCGGCGTTCTTAAAAGTCAGAAACTCGTCGCCATTGAAAGCGACGTTTCCGACCAGTTGGTTCGCCCTGGTTCCGGGATCCGTAACGCTATGGTTATGGACTGCCTTCGTTTGTCGGCTGAAATGCCTGCCGACTGTGTTGCAAAACCCGGTGCGTGGAGCCACGCAACTGCCGTTTTGCTAGGCTTAATCCTTTTGCCATCCGTCGAAGAATACGGGTGCAAGCCGTGGAATCTAGACGAAACTTTGGCTTATATAGCCGGTTGTAGTAGAACGACGGCTTGGAAAGAAGAATGTTCCGATCTTGTCCGCCGTAGCTTTGGCGGCGAAGACCTGAGCAATGAGCTGTCCATGTTTGTCAAATCTGATGAGACAGTGGTTGCTTCGGTTGCCGCCGAAGATCCTTTGACGGAAGCCCGCGCTGTCAAAGCTCGCCCCGTCATCCCGAGAACCAAGGGGGATGTTCCTCTTTTCGCTCTTATGGGACCTTTGAAAAAATTCTTTTCGAGAACCTTTATTTTAGCGTGGTGTGCTCATCGTTCAGCTTTTGTCCCGGTTGATCGAAATCACCTAGGTCCCTTGCTGACGTTCACGTACATCAGCGCGCCCCGAGCTGACCGAATCGGTGAGTGGCTCGTTTCATGGATCGACACTCCGGGGATCCACGTTTTGGCGCACGGCGACGACCAATGGGCACTTTGGATTCCTGAGTATATTGACCCGAAGGCCAGCGCTTACGATTTAGCGAAATGCGACAAATCGTGTGGCACCGAGGCGCAAAATAGTTTTTATCACATTTTTATGGCTCTTCTTTGCGCCGAGGGAGTTGACGTCGAAAGAGTCGTGACCTTTCTCAACCAAAGCCGGGCCAACCTTCACGGGGAGTTTAAACTCCGTGACCGTCTTCTCGATTTGGTTTATTTTTATATTAAGCATCTTGAAGAGGAAAGTACCAATACTGGCGAAATTCTTACATCGCTCAAGGCTTTTTTAGCTCAGTTTGTGGCCTTTATTTACTTCTTCACTTTTTTCACTCGAGGCGAACTCGACGCCGAAAAATACGCCAAACACTTTGAACGCGTTGTTCGGACGGAGCTTGGACTCGTTCCGGAGTTCGAGCGGTCTGTTGCCGGGGCTGTGTGGCAGCCCATCACCGTGCCCACGTTTCTCGGGGGCAACTTTTATAAGCAGGGTGATTATTACCAATGGCTCCCCAACAATTACCTGAAAACGTATTTCATGCACCCCGATAAATTGGCGGGTATTTACAAGGCGCGGCCCGTTGGCACTTATTCTGCAATCGAAGTTGCCGCCGTGTGCCACATGAATGTCCTTCTGACTGATCCTCACGCCGAGGCGTCACCTCTACACCGTGCGTTGTCTGCCTGGCATCGCCGCTGTATTGAGCGTTTTGTTGGAAAGATCGGGTCGAGCCGTTCTCGACGCGCCGTCGAGCTTTTGAAAAACTCGGCGAAACACTGGATTGACTGGCGCACCCAATTCGATTCTTACAAATTTGGTCTTGAAACAGAAGACTCTTCTGCTTTCGTAGTACCACCTGTTAGCTACATTAATTTCTTTGACGGCTGGCGCTCCCAATTGGAGTCCAGAGGTTGTGAAGAACTCGCCCAAGATTTCCCCAACATCATTCTTGAAATTGAAGGGGGTCACCATTTCGACGGGCGAGACTTTTTCCCGAAATTGCAGGCGAGTGCAGTTTCTTTATTTTACACGCGTTTTAGCGTTGGGGGGTTTGTGCGCCCCGTGAATGACCGGCCCATCCAGCTGTCACTTCTAAAGCATTTATTTTTTCTGGCAACGAAAAATTTTAGTGATTTTTCGGAATCAGTCTCTGACTTTTTGTTTCCCATCATCACAATCAGCAGCTCAAACATGTCCAAAAAGGAACGCCACTTGGCGACCCGTTTGGTCAAACTTGAAGTTGCCCTTAAGAAGCAGTCCGCCAATCCGCAGGCTCTGGAACGCCAACGGTTTGCTCAGGAGAAGTCGGAATTCGTGCGCCGGACGCAGGTAGCCCCTTACCAGGGCTACATGGCCAGCAAGAACGGCAACGCACGGATGAAGACGGCCAAGACCCGAGCCAAGAAGGTCGGCGGTGCCCGGATGAAGCAGCCGGGCGCCAAGCACCACGTCCATCTGTCGGCCTGGGCTGAACAGCAGGCCTTTCCTATGCGACGCTCCGACGTGCCGCCGCCGTTCACGGACAACCCTTCGCCATCTGTCCAGACGACGTCCGCTCGCACCGTTTGCTTACGCGACATCACGGTTAAGGCCGGGACCTGTGTCCAGATCTCCTTGCCGCCGAGCGGTGTCATCAACGCGGGCTACTCCCAGAGCGTCACGTACAACGGCTCATTCTCTGCCGACTCGGCACCTGGCGACCAAGTTGCCGCTCACGCGAAACCGCTGGGCTTCAACGACACGGCCGGTGCTTTTGCAGCGTGTGCCGTTGCGCCCATTTCCACCACGGTTCAGACCAATGTGGCTGGAACTGTCGGCACGTGGCAGTTGCTGCCGTCTGCCGGGATTATTTCCGCTCAGACGACGGCCGGCCTGGGGGCGCTCACGACTAGCAACGCCATCACCTACACGGGTGTGGCAACGCTGTCCGGGATCCGCTGGGAGCCGCTGACGCCGACGACCGGCCTGCCTTACGCGGGCACGCTCCAGGGGCACGCCAGGTACATTCTGACCGGCCAGGTCCTTCGTGTTTTGAACACGACGGCTCAGGGGTCGCGAGCTGGTGACATTGTGACAGTGAGGCCGCCTTCGAGTTTCGAGGCGGTGACTGTCGTCAACCAAAACGCCTTCTCCAAGTTCCGAACGTATCGGGTGCACAACGTGGACAGCCCCCACGATTTCATCGTGCCTTTGCGCGTGCAGGATTACCTGTACCAGCACGCCCAACTGAACCCTTACGCCTTGGGCGTGAGTGGGGCCGCCAACGTCCCGGCCTGGCTTGCCGGGACCGCGTGCACTTCTGTCAGCAACGCGGCAATGCATTGCTGGCTCAACAACCCCTCGGCGAACGACCAGTCGTACACGATTGAAGTCGTGTGCAATTGGTCCATCGCAGGCGACCTCGTTGCCGGTCTCACGGCCGGCGCTGCGCAGTCGCCCGAGGCCAAGCCCGTTATCCAGGGTGCCAGTGTCAAGATGTCCAACAAGGCCGTGACCGACTCCAAGGGAGTCTGGGGTACTTTCACGGAGAGTGCAAAGGATTTGGCCGCCAAGGGCATCAACCTCGCCATCAAGTCGGGGACGAGCATGCTTTCGGAGGGCGCCAAGGCGCAGTTGTGAGCCACCGGCCACACCGGTTTCATCGTCGGTATAGAAAACTGATAAGCTTCAGCCGCTAAAACAGCTGCTTCCGAAAACCAAGTTTTTCGGGCTTGACACGGCATGTGTTGGTACTGTAAGATCTGCTTGCAGCTTAGTTCACTGGGAATCAAAAGGTTTGAAAACGCTTCAGCCACAAAAAAGA